TGGTGCCACGATCAGCGGCGTATGCGATGTAGTCAGTCACGTTGCCGATGATCATATCTGCGCACCTCAAATAGGGTGCCGGGGCCGTTAAGCCCCAGCAATTGGTTTATTCAGGCTTTGTCGGCTTGGGATCGGCAGTCTTGCCGCGCACCAAAGAGCCGTTATCCAGCGCCGCCTTGAGCATCTTGGTTTCCACAAAATCACCCTCGACCGACTGGCCGGGAGCGATGGAAACTGACTTGACCATATCGCGGTCAGTCACACTCAAGACGCGAATGTTGCGGCCTGCGTTTTTGATGGATGTTTTCATTACGAAATCCCATCAAGGTAAGCCGCTTCTTTCGGCAACATGAAGTCAACACCACCGATACGGAACGCGCCCGGCACATCATAGCGCCATGGGCCTGTCTGCCAAACAGGGAAGAACTTGAACGGCATAGGCATGTTCAGTTTCAACACTTCTTCGCTGTTGCGATAAGCAACGCCACGTCCAACGCCAGCCGCACCAGCGGTCTCGAGTCCGCGAACACCACGGATACTCAGGGGTTGGCCTGTTTCCATCGTGTAGACGTTGTTTGTGCGCAACCACTGCAACAGCGTCGTTTCGGTATTTTCCGAAAGCTGACGTGTTCCGATGTCGTGCATCGCCGTGTACGGAAGCAAGAGCGTATCAGCCAAGCCCGTATAGGCCGTGCCAGTGAATACGCCAGTAATCAGACCATTCACGTCCGCAAGAACCTGACCCGGTGTCTTGGTGGACCATTCAGTCGCGACCCGTGCCAGTCGCAGCGGCGTCAACCACCGTCACATCAGGGTTATTGGTAATGCCCGTAAAGCCCTTTTGAGCATCGCCAAAGAATGCAACCTTGTCGGTCTTTTCTTCGGCGGCACGGCGGGCCATGCGGCCTTTGGATGCGTTGAGATCAATGCCAAGCTGTTGCGCTTGTGCCAATTCCTCAACATTCCAGCCATAGCCGATGCCTGCCATTTGAACGGTTGTTTCCGTCTTGTTGCGCAGCAATTCGGCTTTTGGCACATCGTCAGCACCAGCGTTAAGCCAGTCAGCCTGACCTACGCCGTCGAGCGAAAAGTAGGTGACGGACTTGACCCATTCAGGGCCAGTGGTGTCAACAGGGACCAGACCGCGATAGCGGATTTCTGGATATTTGGTTTCATAGACCCGCGCGTTGATGCGCGTGGCCTGCGAAACAGCGAAGGACATTGCGCTTTGCGCGTCCATCATAAGGTTGGATTGCATCTGGATATCCTTTCGATGCTTATGTCAGGTTCAGAACGACAAGATCGCCGTCTGCACCAGATGTTTCGAAGGTCCCGATCAGAGTATTGCCGGTTGGCGTGCTGTTAAACACGCCAGTTGCCGGCACAAAGTAGGCGCTGGCACCAGCCACAACAGCAGCCCCGGCAGTTACAACGACCGGGCCTTTGGTGCGCACACGGGCGGACCCATATTGCAGATACTTTTCCTGCAGCTGTGTGGTGTCCAGCACGGTAATACCAATGAACGTCTTGGACGCCTCAGATACGACGATCTGCTTATCAGCGGTGCCTTGAACAGCGACCTTGCCAAAGCCGATGCCAGCGGCAGTTTCCACATTGCGCGAAACGTCCTGACCGGGTGTGCGCATATCGGGGATCATACCCTCGACAAACGCAGCCATCGTTTCAGAATAGTTTGTTTGAAGTGCCATTATGCAGCATCCTTCTTTTCAGGGTTTAGGCCGTCGATATAGGCCGCGTGTGCCTTTGCTTCTGCATCAGCGGCGTGAAGCGTGGTTTTGACGCCGCCCTTCATTGCATCCGCGAAAGGGTCTGCTTTGGCCGCGTCCTTGGCGATTGCCTTGAACATGCCCACGATTTCAGCCTCGGATGCGTCGGCAACCATTTCGTCGCCGAGTTTGGATGCAACAGCGGCCTTGCGCAGATCCGCATCAGATACGTCCGCAACTTCGATCTTGGCGTCGATCGCCTTGACTACAGTTTCCAGCGCGACACGATCAGCGATAAGGCTGGTCATTTTGGCGGGCGTGATAGCCGCGTCTTTCAGGGCTTTATTATCAGCCTTGAGTGTGCCGATTTCCTCATCCTTGGCCGTGAGGGCCGTGGTGTGGGCTGTTTCCATGTCCGATACCGTTTTTGCGGCGTCGGTTTTGAATTTCTCGACTTTTGGTGCATCGGCGACAGCGACTTGCGCGGCCTCATCGCCCAGCACCACAGTTTGCATAGACATATTATTACCTTTCATGTCTGCGAGTGGAACGGGACTTGCGCCCCAATTGTCCGCATCACCGATGCGGCATTCCTGTCCAGCCCTGCCTTTTGCGACAATGGCTAAATGATTGATCTTGATCGGGCCAGTTTGAACCGCCTGATATTCCGTGCCGTCCGGCGCAACGCCGTCTTGCATCTGAACGCCAGTGGAATAGCCCATTGATATTTCGCGGGTTCCGTCTTGAACCGCCTTGATCGCAGCGGCATCCATCAGCTTGATAGACACGCGGATCGTCTCGCCATCGCGTGCGACCTCATCAAGGATGTCGCCAACAGCCACGTTTTTCCAATTGTCAGCAGTGACAGGCTCAACGGGGTGATTGATCGTCACAGGCTTGCCCGCAAATGTCGCCATGCTGGCCTTGTCGAACACCACAGCGTCGGATCGGTACACATTCACCATATGATCGCCAACAAGCCCCATTTCGGAGGCGTGGTAGGCTTGGCACCCCGTGCGGGCGCAACGAACATCAGCGACAAGGTATCCTGCATCTGTAATGCGGGTTCCTGATAGCGTGGCGGTGTCTGTGAATTTAATCTCGGTCATGTTTAACCCCTAGCGTTTTGGCTTTGGTGGTGGTGGTGACGTTGGGGCGGATGCTTTCGGAGCGATCTGGCCAGAAACAGGGCTGCGCAGTGTGTCGTCACCTTCGCCAAAGTCGTCACCTTCAACGGGCATTTCGTCTGCGTACCCTTCGAGACCGGGGAATGATCCGCTTTCAGTCAGCGCATTGACCAGCGCCTTGCCGCCCGCCTCAAATGATACAGCGTCAATATTCACGGCAATCTGGATCGTTTCGGCCATGATCTTGCCCGTGTCGGCGCGCTCTTTCGAAGTCGGTTGCCAGAGAGGCCTCCAACTATAAAAAACCTCTTTAGGGCGTGACCCCAGCGCCGACCGGATCAGGCATTCATCAAGGATTGCCAAGGCGGGCTGCAACTCAAGCGACTGCAAAACCTTCACCCGGTCGTAGTAGCCGCGCGTGTCTGCATCCCCTGAAGAATTTAGCCCACCAGGTGACATGCCGAAAAGCAACGTCATGGGGATAGACGATGCCGCGCTGGTCATCTGCATGAACCGATCAATAATATCCGGCAGTGTCGCAAAGCTGGCTGTGCGGGTCGTGAACGTGTCGTCACTATCCATCAGCAGATCGCCATTCACGCCCTTGGCGGTGGCGTTCAAGGATTGCCGGGAAAGGATTGCCTGCTCAAAATCTGGCCCGCCATTGCGCAAGCCCTCGGCAAACCCCTTGATCCCGATTACGTTGATTTTCGCCTCAAATATCAGGCTGGCGACGTTGCCAATGGCGGCATCCATGTTGCGCACGTCATTCAGACACGCATTCAGAACCGGATCACTCCACCCGTGATGCCCGCCGTGAAACCGATCATCAGGCAATTCGTCGCCCTGCAAAATCACAAGGCGCGACGGGTGAATATCAATCTGACCCGTGTTGGTACTCATCGAGTACATCCGGGGCGTACCGTATTCCGGCAGTCGGGGATCTCGCTCAATCTCGCCCGCTGTTATCTCTGACCGGCTCAGAACCGAAAGATACTTCAGACCGCCCTTGCTGATACGCTCTGGCACCAGCGGCTTTGTAAGGTCTTGCTCCGCCGTGCCGATAAATATCGCAGCACCGCCGAAAAGACGCGCCCGCTTGCTTGTCCGAACCAAGTTGGCATGCAAGCAAAGCCGGTTTTCCTCAGCCTCGATCTTGCTGATATCGTCAGCCGATGCCTGCCATTCGCGCCATTCGCGCAAACTGTCCTCTGCTGGCAGGTCAATGATCTTTTTGGCAATGGCCGATGTCCGGTACATCGCCACAAGCTGGGCGTCGTCAATCGTGTTGTTGTAATAGGCGGAATGACTGGCTTTGTCTCGACCGGTGCCAAGATTTGCAACGATATTTTTCAAACCATCAAGGAAAGGCATTTGCATCTATATAATCCCTTCCCAAGTATTCGAATGGTCGCCAAGCATCAATTCAGTTAATGCCCAAACAAGGGCATCCCGGATCCGGTGACGCATCGCCGACATAGCCAGATGAGGTAAAATTAAGCATCTGGTCCTCCAAATCCGGGAACGTACCAATATGAGAAACACGGCCCTGCTCGTATAGGGCTGCGATAGGTTCAGCCCGTGCGACCTTGCCCCGGCTTGCCGTAACTTCTTTGTAGCTAACCGATCGGTCAGCTGTCCGAATGACCGCCTCAACCATAGCGCCGCCAAAGTTGCGTTCTGCCACAACCCGGTCAGCTTTGAATTCCGTGAACGCCTCGATGGTTCGTCGCGCCCATCCGTCCGGTGATAATTTGCACGTCCGGTCCGCTAGAACATACCCGCGCCCATCAACACCAAGGCCCGCAACGACTATGCCGATGCTATCCCCGTTATCATCTTCGCCACCGGTGCCGCTTGGGTCCACCGCAACGACGATCCGGCGCATTTCAGGGGCAACAGCCACCCTTGCCGCGTCTATGCCGGGGATATCCTTGCCGTCGCTGGCCTTGCGTGTCTCAAGCGCCCATAGAGCGCCGTTCACTTCGCTAGCCCATTCGCCAGCCTCGAACCGCAACCGCCGCGCCGCCGACATACTTGCCAACACGTCGAAGTATTCAGCGGGCAGGTTTTCAGTGTTGTCGGTCGGGTTGACCTGCATTTCCACGTAATCGTCGGGCTTGGGTAGCGCCTCTTTTGATCCCGGCTTTACCTTGGCCTTGAATAAGCTAAACGACCAATGCAGCTTTGAAGGCGGATTGCAGTCAAAGTATGCTTTGAGGGTTAGATATTTGCGACCCGTTGCATCCGATATTTCCGCTGCCAACTCACACTTCTGTGCGAGCCGGGACATTGCCGTTTCGACAGACCCCCAAGGGATTTGACTGCTTTCGTTGAAGTAAAGCGTTGCGTATTCTTGGCCTAGGATCTTCTCCACCCGGTCCTTGTCGTCTAACCCGGCAATCCAAATCTGTGAGCCGTTCGGTAATTCGATGTAGAAGTCCGTCTTATCGAACCGAACCCGCAAGTCAGGAAAGCACAGCTTGAGCACCTTGGGGATCGTGTCAGCCCAGACCGATGTTTTTGCGTGGTTGAACCTAAACCGGAATATCGCGTGTCGGGATTGCGGGGCGTTAATACCGCGCTGGATGATTGCCCGAACCAGAATGAACGTCTTGCCGGATCGTGAACCGCCGCGCAGCATGATGTTGCGGGCTGGTCCTGCTAGTAGCCTGTTAGCTTCTTTCTGCTTTGCCGTGAGTATCGCAACCACAGATCACAATTCAGCGTCGTCTTGGTTGATCGTTAGACTGATCCCGCCAACGACTTCCTGCTTGTCCGCAAGTCCCAACTCGCGGGCGATAATGCTACCGTTCAGCAGGTCCGCCGATGCGCCCTCAAACTTCTGCTTAAAGATTACGGCTTCAGCCCGCGTTAGGATGTCCGATAAATCGGGACGCGAGCCGCGCCATTCATCCCACGTTGAACGAGTTACGTCCAAGAACAGGCACAGCCCGCCGATGGTCATTGCCCGCATCTTGGGGAACTTCTCTTTTGTCACTACGCCTTGAAACGCAAAACCCTTAGTTTCCTGCAA